CTGGAAATTACTGCTCCAAGTATGTGGTATAACCTCATTACATTGGAAATTTCCTCCCTCGTCAAGAGGGCTGCACTATCATCTCCGCAGAGGACTGCTGGAGTGATATTCTCACGGTGAGCCGGAGAATTCACAAAACAGTCCATGTTCTCAAAAAGGAATATATCCTCACGTTCTAACTCTTCTAAAAGAGCTTCAAGATCTTCACCTGTCTCAGGTACGTCGTATCCTAAACGTGTTAATTCGAGAGCAAAGTCTAAAGCAAAACGTGTGAACCAGTTGTTCAGTAACCACACACCAGGATCGCCCATGAGGGTCGATCCTTGGGATGTGCTGATTCCTGTTCCATCTGGATAATGCATAAACACAGGACCAAAGCTTAGAGAGCTGAGGTGCCTTAACGTGTTGTTTTCATTTAGACCTGCGCCATGGAAGAAACCTGTCTTAAATGCCATATCAAAATCTTTACAGATAAGATCACTGCATCTAGACAGATCCAACGAGAGGTAAAATAACGCTTCAAGTTGGTCATGGACATCATGGTTTAGTGTCCAGTTCTTTCCATACTTCTTTTGTGCCCATGTTTTAATTCGCCATTTAAGGCTTTGCACATTAGAAGGCATACCACCAAGTGATGGAATCATATCATCAACACTCATAAGTTGTTGAGTGACATCCTTTACGTAACCAAGTAAATTTGGGTACTCAGCTGACGATTTAGAGCAAGCTCTTGCTTTATCCCCTTGTTCAGGAGAACAAAATGTATAGACTTGTCTATGCACTCCTGTGAACCTGATAGGGTCAACCGTCGGCATCACTTCGGGATCGTAATAACCCAGATATGGGCTTCTTCCTACGAAGAAACTTACGTTCTTTCCCACGGTGGATATTTCTCTTCTCAAACAAAGTGCATGAAGATCAAGGTCCCTTAGGATCTGCTGATCGTACTTGGTTTTTGATACAGTTACCGGGTCTTCCGGTCTCTGGTATTTGAAGAGATTCGAGACATAAATCCAGTCTCTATCTTTGACGGATGGGTACATTCTGCTGACTAAGCTCATGTCCCATATCTTCTCGCCAAAGATGTTGTACAGATTCTCCACATTTGAGCGGTACATTATCCGCGTGGAGTGGTGAGAGAAATCATTCAATACGTCAGTGTTTCGTGTATTTCTTCCACCTACCTTTCTAGGGTAATCTATAACTGACCCAGAACCTCCCTTCGTACCAAACTTTATGTCGGCAACAGAGCCCTTTCGGGCCTGAATGAGGTTTTCTGCGTAACGCTCAGCGTATGCAGATATGGCTTTAGTAAGCCTTGGGTCTAGCTCATGCATCCTCTTATAATCCAGCTTGTGCTGGTTTAAAGATTCTTGGATCTTTGAGCTATCAGGATCTGAAACACCTCTCCAGAAACTATAGAATTGGACAAGTATGCTCCGACTCTTTGAGTCGAGCATCAAGCCATTCTGTGCCTGGAGTAAGGTGAAGACGTTTACGTCTACCAGAAATGGAAATGTAAGATCTCCACCCCGAGTCGCACCGAACGTGTTCGGTACGATCACGGGCCTTTGTGTTGCGCTTCCTGTGGCTTGCCACAGGGAGAAATCCCGTAGGATTTTCAGCCTAGTCTTCAAATATGGCAAGCCATTATT